TTACTGAGGCTTGTAGAATATCTTTATTCTTACCAACCATTTCGTGTTTGATTAAACCTTTAAAGGTTTTACCGATTGCCATTTCTAGCAACTCACTATATGGTAAGTCATCTACATGACCCATGTCTAGCCCACTTGTAAGGAAAGACTTTAATCCTGTTGCAGGATTCTTAACCTTCAAGGCGTTAGGTGTAGCCCAGAACTCCATGCGTGTGGGTTCTGCGTTAGACAGTTTGTCATCAGTTAGATCTGAATCAATCACACCAACTGCTTTGACGTTAAGTCTAATGAGTGGTGTTTGATTTTCACCAACCTCATCTGCTCTGTATGATGTCACAGAGAATTCATAACTACCCTCTGGTAGTACAACCGATTCGGGTGTATCTTGAGGTGTCATGTTTAAAAAGTCAGCAACGTTAGACATTATTTATCTCCTTTCGTATTGCTCTCTTTGAGTTTTGCCTTTGCATTTTTCTGAATTGAATTAAACAATTCGTTTAAATCCAATTGGATATTAGGTTCTATTAAAGAAGGCGCTGTAACTTTCAGATCCATTCTATGATCTGACATTGTACGTAGCGTGCGCTCTGTTCCTTTACTAGATGATCTAGTATCTATTCTGCAAACACAGTTAAAGTATCTACCAATTTTAGTAGATAACTTAGAACCTACAGATGTGGGGTATGCTTTGGACACTCCCATATCACCTTCCATATACTGCATGTGTGTTGTAACAACAACATTACACTTTACTTCATCGCCTGTAATGTACTGTATAATGTTCTGTACATCACGTGCTGCAGCACCCCATTCTGGTTGGCTTGCTTGCTCAGTAGGTTTCTTGTTATTAAAAACGAGAGCGGCTCGTAGGGCAGCCTCCCCCATAAGTGTTAGGGAGTCAATCACTAGAACCGTATCCTCTCCCCATTCTTTCACGTGACCCAAGTCCTCATCACCGTCTTTCCAATGAGACAACAATCGTGCCCCTCTTCTAAACGAATCAGCTTGAGCTAGTGAATCTCTTAACGTAACATATGAGACGTTATTTACTGCTTCTGGTTTCAGAAACTCTGGCAGTATGTCTAGTCCGTCATCATAATCTAGTATACGTAGCTTCTTACCTGCGTTAGCTAAACTCGCTAGGGCAGATGTCTTACCACTACCACTATCTCCACAGAGAAGTAGCTTAGTAACACTCGTAGATTTATGTTTACTTATATTTGCCATAAGTTGGTCTCCTATTATGTTTGTAATTATAAACTAAAAAATTTATTTGTCAAGAAAATATTTTTGTAATATGTCAATTTGCTCTTGGTATTTTCCCATTGCATTAAGTTCTTTCTCTACACTCTCAAGTATATCTGTGTGTTCTCCAACACCAACAGCACTATCCATGTATATCAATACATTAGTTCTGTGTTTTGCAATCTGACCTTCAGCATGTTTTAACATAGCACCAATCATTACTTCTCTCATTGTTTGCCTCCTTGTATTACTTCTAGTTTCATTGGCTTAGTCTCCTCTAAGTCGGGATGATACTCTTGTTTGAAATCATTACCAAAGAATATATGTCTTTGTGATTTCGCGTGAGCACATGCCTCTCTATATCTGCAACCACCATAGTTTCCACATGATGTAAAGTTTGCAGGATAGTATTGAGAGTTAGCATATACATCTGATATCTCAAGATGATGTAGAGTATCTGCGTACCATTCATCTATCAGCTCCTTAGATACATTATATACCTGCCTTGCAAAGCGACAGAAGTTTGCACCTGTCTGAACTGCATCAATAATAAAGCCGTCAACAGGTAGCTTTAGTACCTCACGGCATGCCCATATGTATGCAAAGACTTGGTTTGCTGGCATATAGCCATTGAAATAGTATTCAGATAAGGCAGACTTAGTTGTCTTAGTATCTACTAGATAGAGCCTGTCATCAACAGATACTATCTTATCAATACGACCACTAAATCTGTGACCCTTATCACCTATGGGTACTTCGAACCTTTGTTCTAAAGCTGGCGAGCCGTCGGGCATGCTAGCTAGTTTTAGGTTATCATCCCAAAACTCCTCAGCTTTCCATACAACCGCACGAAGAGCCGCCTCCAATCCTCTTGCACTTTCGTCAGCAAGTTTTAGATCTTCACCATAGTCTTTTAATACTAGAGATACTGCCCTTTTAACAGAGGCATCTTTAGTCATACCTTCATGTCTAGCCTTGTCTAGTTCCTCCAATCCAGCGTGTACTGCAGAACCAAATCCTGTAGCCGCAGAATAACTGGTAGATTTCCAGCCTTCTAAGACTGAGAACTTATAATATCTAGGACATGCTAAGAAAGAACTAAGGCTTGAAGTATCCCATATCTTTTGTATGGGTTGACCATTGTCATCCCAAATAAATTTTCTTATTCTTGGTAGTGTATCGTCTCCCATATGTGTCTCCTTTTTTTATTTATTTTCTGGTAGTAAAACTTCTGGTCTATACTTAATGTAGTTTTCAATAAGATCAGAAGGAACGCATTGCAATGATAACCCTGCAATGTTATCTAACTCTTCCATGATATTTCTTCTTGCATTTACGCAGTTAGATACATCTGGAAATAAATATTGCGATGCTATGTTTATACATTTCTTATCATCAACAGGACCTAAACATAAATATCCTATTAAAAAGACTGCTGTTTTCATGTCTCTGATACTAGCATATCTAGTATATTCTTGTCAAATTTTTTCGGTGCTTTCTTAACTGCACTCTTCTTTGATATTCTTTTACCACTAGCTTCTGCTTCCCTTACATTAACTCTTGTAGCTTGTAAGTAATTTACAATCTTACTTATAGCATCTTCATCTGTTGATAACTCAACTGCATCTCTTTCAAGAAGATCAGTAGGTATCTCTATTGTTTCTTGCTCACCCATGCTTACCTCCTAATGTTTTGTCTTTGGGTTTGTACTGTTCTCTTTTAGTTTAATAAATATTGAATCTAATGTGTCACCTGTTTTTTCCTGTGCCTTTTGCATCTCATCAATCAAAGGACCTGCTGATGTAAATGTGTGTAGCACGTCAGCTAACAATCCAAAGCTACCCATTGTTCCATACTTTAATAAAGATAGTCTCATACCTATCTCATATAAAGATGATATCATTACATCTATGTCATAATCTTTTGACACTTTTACCAATGGATCTTTTAAATCATTTACACAAGCCTCAAAGTCTGCTCTGTATTTATCTTCTTTTGTCATAGTTTTTCTCCTGTATCTGCGTTAATAACGTCAAGTTCTTCTAAGTCATCTAGTATATGTATTATTTCTACACCTTTGTCAAGTTGTTTTATCTTAAGTGTATCATACTTATACGGGTCACCCTCCCCCTTCTCTTCAGCTAAACCTCGGTATGCTTTTATGTATTGGTATATACGCATACGTAAACTGAAAGGTCGGTCATGTTTAATAATAAATTTAGGTGCTTCCTCTGTGTTGGGATTATCTATTTCTTTTAGAACCTTTTCCAAAGCGACTGAAATATCTGTCCAACGGTAAAGGTTGCCCTTCTGCTTCGTCATTGTTTATCTCCTGTAAATATTCGTGATCGTTAGGATCAAATCGAGGATCATCTTCGAACTCCTCAACATTAAAGTTATCGTCATACAAATCTATTGTATCATCTAATAACTGATCGTCACCTGTTACATATTTTTTTGCCATTGCATATCTATATCTGCTCATAACATACTCCTTATATTATTCCGAATAGGTGTAGTAGTATAGCAATACCGAAACCGTAGGTAGCTAACCATATACCTAGCCCTGTTAAAAAGTAACACGCTTCTTGAAATGCGTTCATACTTTTGTAGTCCATTCTTTGACATTGTCTGTTGTCACTACTCTCTTGTTTGTTAGTATAGTATCACTACCAACTTTGGCGGGTGTCTCCTCTACTAAAAACATTTCAGCTATATGTTCTTTACCATCTTCGGTTTCTACTATGGTATTTACTAACTCATATCCTGCGTTAAGTTCCATAGCTACGACCGACTCGTAAACAACATCACTCTTTATCTCATACAACTCACCCTTGATCTTGTACTTACATAGTTTAGTATCAAAGTGTCTGAATGTAATTGGATAACTGTTTAAGAAATCTTTGATTGTAAAATTACTATCAGTAGTAATCGCACTACCTATTCTTTTTTGTTTAGATAATAATCCGTGTAGTCTTTCGCCCTTCTTCAGAGTACCATACACAAACATTAACCTTTTATTCTTTGTCATATTAGTCCTTCATATTTTCGCGTAGCCAATCCTTTAACTCTGACTTGCAAAATAATTCTGCAAGAAAGTTACCAAAGGAATTAACTATATGTTCTTCGTCTTTATCTTTCATGTTGTACTGATAATAAGATACATGCATACACTCATGCACAACTAAATTAAAAGCATCAGCACCACCTCGTTCTATTATATCTCTATCTAAATAGATTTTATATGGAGGCTTCTGAACAAACATGCCTTGTGCCTCCCCCATTTCATACATCACTTCGTGGGGGGCAACAACTAACTCTACTCGGAATGGTCCGATTGTCACAAACTTAGGTAGTCTTTTATTTTTAACCATATATTTGTATACCATGATTTTGTAGTCTTGTCAACAAAAATATTATTTGTCTCTGTATTTTTATATATGTGATACCATACCCATTTCATTTTATTATCCTTTCTTTTAGCTCTACCAAATATCTTCATACCTGCCTTGAGCTTTCTCATAATTTAAAGTACCGTCATGGTGTTTAAAACCCTCTGCCTTTTTAAATGTCACGACAGTCACCACTACTGCTAGTAGTAAAATGAAGTGTGCTACTGCCGTATATCCGAATACCATAAACGAACCAAAGTACAAGGAGAAAGCAATGCACCACATCCATGCCAGTATTTGTAGTATTAAATGCCGAACATGATTATCTTTGATATGCCGCAGCGGATTCGCCTGAGCGTTCATTATACTATTCCATGTGTCATATATGTATTGTCTCATATTAATCTCCGTCTTTGTGTCGGGGTGTGCAGTATAGCCAACCCATATCACTTATCTCTTGATTGTTAAATGCTTCGACAAAATGTCGGACACTATAATACATGGGTGCATTTGTGCTTACACCTGTACCCTCTTCTAGAAATAAATCTAATTGTTCTTCCGTCACTTTGTCGGTGGGATTCCAATAAGCTATATCCCATGTTAGTTTTTGTTCAGCCTTCATTGTGTACACTCAACCATTCCATGTATTGTTTGTGGTCATCTAGTTTCTTCAATGGAAAAGCGTCATAGCATATCGCCATGCGTTCTACAATAAAGTCTTGTGTTTCTTTACTTGATATGTTTCTGTTCATAAACTCATACATATGTTTAGCAAACATAACATTATCTCTCAGAAACTTTGTCTTGTTTTTCTTCGCCATGTTCCCCTCTCTGTTCTACTCTCTTTCTTATCATGTATTGTGAGTAATCACGCAACACTTTGTCTAAATTTTCTAACTCATCAGTTAGTAAATTCATTCTACTATTTAAAGTTTCTATCTCATCATTGAGATCTTTCATTCTCATTTTTATTAAGCTACTATTCGCCATGCTTTGTCTCCATTCTTCTAAACCAAAAAGGTTTTGGCACACCCTTATCCCACTTAGCAAAGTATTGTTTGTCGTGGTAATAATATTCTTTATATGAGTCTGTGTAATGATCGCACCATTTGTATGTGTCGGGCATACATCTTGGTGGTTCAGTCAATGCTATATTCAAATCAAAAGATTTCTGTAAAGTAAATCGTAATGATTCTATTACATCAAGCACTCGTTCTGATTTATGTATCTTACCAAACCTGTATTGATATTGATTGTTTATTTCCTTGCCATGTTCAAGTGTCCAACGAAAATTTTCCCAGCTTTTGCCAACCCAGATGGTCATTGGATGTTTGGGATATGCACTCTTATATACTGGGTACACATCATCTGCCAGATTATTGATCTGGTTTCTCACAGCTGTTGATAACATCTGGCAAGTTTCCAATAACATTTTTGGTATATGCTTATCGCATAGATGTCTTGCTGATATCTTTGCGTCAACATCTAAATGAAATATATTCATGCTACTTTATCCTTTCTTTTTGCTTTGTCTTTTAACTCAAAGTATCGCATGGCTTCTACAATTTTTAGAGTGCCATTGATTGCTTTTACTTTAAGTTCTTCGTACTCTTTTCTTTGTTGCTCTTGCATCTAGTTTGTCTCCAATATAAGTGTATGCCATGTGTAGTTCTATGTCTCGCAGCACAATCTGTTTCTTCATCACAGTATATGCTGAAGTATATCCTACTATTGCCATAGTAATCATCATCCCCAGTAGTATAATGTTAGTCAACATTTTCTTTCCTTTCTTTTATTAGTCTGCCTTCGTGTTCCCACCACACTCTTGCTTCTGCTCTGTCGTAGGCTTCTCTATCCTCATCAAGTTGTGTCAATAGTTTTTCCTCGTAGTCAGATAGATTTTCTTCGTGTCGTCTTTCTTCTAGTTCCATGAGCCATGCTTTTACTTTACCCATTATCTTTACTCCTTTCTTGTTCCTCGTATCTAGCTATTTCTTTTTGTATGTAATCGACTGCTTCTCGCCAACCCCATGCATTGTGTTCGTGTTTTGAAACTTCGCCACTCTTACTATACCATTCAAGGTTATCGTCTAGTTGCCATTTCAATCTGTCTAGTTCCATTTTTAGTTTACTTAATATCATAATTATAATCCTTTCATTAATAAAGTCAAGTTGATATTGTGTCGCAGTACGAGTATACACGACATGTTCTCGGTATAAATCCGAGGGTCTTTATATAACAGATCTGACCCTTATGTTCCCCTAATATACGATTTAAAATATAATATAATATATTTATATAGTATATAGACGAGCATAGCACTATCGTTTCTGCCAACCCTCGTGTTTATGTCGGAGATATGTCGCATATCTACACCAGCGAGGACTATGCAAACGAATATAGATTACCATGACTATCCCAACTTCTAACATTTGGACTGTTAAATGTTGGTCGTAATTGTGGTAGCCTATTTATTGTAGCATTTACATAGTTTAAATTGTTAGGTAATCCTAGAAAAGGATTCACTTTTGATAAAGGAAATGGTATTGCACATCTAGGTAGCACATCAACAGGATCTAATTGTTGACCACTCTCTGCAAAGTTCGGGATACTTTCCTTTGCTTTCTTATACAAGCTAGGATATGAACGCCATATGTTAGGTTGCTTCAGTATTTTTCGCATCACTTTGTGATGTGGCTCGTCAACCATGCATTCATTCAGCCATGCAGAGTGAGATATTTTAATACCTAGTATACCCATAGCATAATAGCTATCGCTATAGTTAATCTTCTTGTTGTATTGATCTACAAACTTCTGAATGTTTTTAGCATTCTTATCTAGGATTTCAAACCTATGTATGCCTTCAACAATCGCAGGTTTAACTTTGATAATAACAAACTCACTATTTTTTAGATACGCATTGTTATCTACTGTTTGATAGTCTCGTATCAAGTGTGTCATGCTATGACCTTGATGTTCGTAGTTTACATTGGTGTATGCCTGTCGTATCACACTTCTCTCGACCAACACTTCAGAAGATTTGCGTTTAGCCAAGACCATTTGTCGGTATGGTATAAGTTCACCATACTCATCTATCTTAGTAGAATAAACAACCATATTGTATTGTCCGTATCCTACTGCTCTGATCGGTGTTAGTATTTCGTGTTCCATATGTGCCCCCTTATTTGTTATCGGTTCTGCGATCTATTAATGTGTCGATTGCGTCAAACATATCGCCCTCATCTGCTGTGATGAGATCGCCTAACATCTCAGCAGTACCTGTAGGATTGTGATATACAACCTCAGATATCTCGCCTTTGGATAAGCCAACCAAGTCGGATATATTGTATGGCATACTATCGTCACACAAATCTACTTTCTTTTCTTGTTTAGCTTTTGCCGTTTGTTTACTTTTCCATGTATCAAACTGTACTATGTTGTCATCTTCGTATGCATCATAGCCGTGCCAATTCATACCACCATAGTATGTGATACCCTTTGGTTTGTTAGATATGGTGTCAGTCTTGACATCATAATCGCTACCCATACCACGCTGTATTGAGTAGGTATTTGATAGCCACATATTGTCCATTGTCTCGCCATGATCTTCGTTGATGATCGTGAACTTACCATTAGATCCGTCAAGGAATAACAGTTTGTCAGAGCCTATTGATTCTTCGATCATGTCTTTCCAATCGGAGTTGTATAGTAGTTCGGGATTCTGTGCCAACATTGGTCTAAGAATCCACTTCACATATTGATGTGTATCTGATTTATCTACATCAATCATTGGTGTTGGTAATTGTGGTCCGTTATGCATAACCCATATAGATCTGTTATGCTGTTTCATATTGAGAACTTCAAATGGGTGGCAGTTTGATTTGTTAGTGCCACCATTAGTTGTGAATCTGAAGTGCAAACCCATTGGGATTTTCATATCTTTGAATTTATCCCACAGATTTACTACATCATTCTCAGTCTTAGGAAGTTCTTTGAATGTTTGTATCTTGCCGTCAGCAAGAAACATACCACCAAATCCGTCAGAATTATTGTGATATGCTGATGTCAATAAGTTCTGTTTTAACTCACTAACATTATCTGATTTAATAATTAAACACATATTAGTATTCCTCGCTTTCTGTCTTTAATCGTTTGGTATTGCCTTTGTTGTATCCTTTTCTAACTAGCCATGAGAATAGGTAAGGATATAAACCTTTGTTCTCAGATCTATTCATATACTTAATGAAGTTAGTATATGATAAACTATATACGCTATCGGTATCTTTATCCAGACCGACAGTTCCAACCCAGTTGCATAGTGCGTCTACAAATTCTAGGTTTCGCAGTATGCCTTGCTTTGCAATATTGCCTCTGAATATTCTGAACTCGATTGTTCTAGGTTTGTGAGTAGCCAATGCTTCATACTTATCAGAACGATTTAGTGCGTCTTTTACTCGCTTGAATTTCTTAGCTGACCATTGACGGGAATCACGACCAGCAATTTTCTCAATGAACTTTGCATTGTATGTTCCATTTATAAACACTAACAGTTTGCCAATATCCAATGGTGTTAGTGATGCTCTATCAACATGGACATGCATACCACAAGTGCCTGTATTCCAAGACGATAACTGATCTGAATAATTCTGTTCACAGAATCTTGTCCAACGCTCTTTATGTATACCTAGCGTTGCAGGTGCAGTCACGATCTCAAATCCATTATCTAATGATCCGTCATGTTTGCATAATGCAAAGTGTTTCATAGTGTTGTGTATATCGTGGACTATATCGTCAGAACAACTGTTGCGTCTTTCACTCTCTATTTCAGTAGCTATTAGTCTTGTCTCATTCTTGTAGTATTGAGGAGATAGTTGTTGCGTCACATCATAATCGTAGCCATATACACCATAGCCATCTTCAGCATCTTCATCTTCGGGGTAATCGTCTACATGATAATACTGATCGTGTCCGTCATGGTATTCGTAGTTGTCTCTGCAACAATCACCAACCCAATCACCACGATCATCAACATATATACTGTCATCACGATAGGATAAAGAGCCACAATCAGAGCAAGTTATAAGTTCGTCATCTACACTACTGATTGCGTTCTGTAATCGTCTGTTTAGTTTGCTTTCCTCAAACACATCAAGCAATTCGCAGTCATCAAATACTTTGATAAACTCCTCTGCCAAATCGTGAGGAAAAGTAGATAACTCTTCAATGCTAAGATTAAACCTAGATTGTAATTCCCAAACATTAGTATTTGAAATTCTAATAAGTTTGTACATAGTATACAAAGTTTGATCTGTAGTACCATTGTAAGTAGTTCGCAGTTTTTCTAATAATGTCATATTAACCTCATTTCTATTTCATTATTAAAGCTATTATAATACATAGCACGACAAAGTAAATTGTCCACTTTGTCGCACCAATCACTTTATCAAAGTCGATCTTCAACATATCAATTAGCCATTAATAGTTGTTGTATCAACTTTGATAGAACTCTCAGCACTTAGAGAATTACTAGTATATAATACTGTAAATCCTTGTTTCTTGAGCTGAGTATTAAATCTTGAGTATGTAGCAGGATATGGTTTTGCATCCCTATCCAAATGTGGTGTTTCAGTATTTGCCATACT